ATAGGAGCAGCCTTTAATGCTATGATCTCCGTAAAAAGAGGTCGACCGATTGTGAACACGTTAGTAATAACGGTGCGAGCAATCGGGAAGGGGATACAGTCTAGCTATGTCCGAATTATTATTTCCTTTGTTAGTTCTTGTTCTCGTCTAGCACGTCGATCAGGTATTAAGTTTTTAGTGTTTACGCTGAAAGCTCAGTATGTGACGATATTGCAAGCAATTGCTAGATCTCCTCTTAAAGATCAGACTCCTTTGGGAGTCAAATTTGCAAGAGGGCGAGGCGGTCTTCCATCAGTAATTCCTGTACTTCATCGTATTAGAATTATGAAGGGCGATCGTTTCGTTATTCGCTTCTGGTCCACCCTATTTTCCCTTTATCGGGTTTTAGAGGTTCCAGGAGTGATTAAGATGTCAACTATTACAGATCCGGGACATGTAGATCCAGTGTTTTTATACAACTGGTCAACTTTTGTATCGAAATCTTTCATACTGAATCTCGTGAAACGGTTCGCGACCGAGTGGCTGATAGAGATCCGTGAGGATCCTTTCAATGCTTGGAAGCAACTAGTTGTACGTCCGTTCGTTATCACTTCGACTTCATCTTCCGTGGGTACTCACCTATCAACTTCGGTTGTAGGTATTATCTCGGCTTTTAGAGCTTGGAAGTTGAATCCTCATCTTCTACCGATCCTTCAGGATTGGCTCAAGATGACGGGTAATATTAGATTTCTTAACTGGTTTGATACCGGTTTAAATTTCTGTACTGCCCGAGATTCTTCTAACAAGTATCTTCACTTTGATAACCTGTTCGCCCGAGCCCAGCTTGGGCGTATTGGCTTAAAGGATGAACCGTCTGGTAAGGTACGTATGTTTGCACTTGTAGATGCATTTACGCAATGGCTCCTAAGTCCTCTTCATGAGAAGATCTTTGAGATCTTGCGGAGAATTCCGCAGGATGGTACATTCAATCAGTTAAAACCGTTAGATTTTATCCAAAATCTTGGACTTAAGGGTAGAGAAATCTACTCTTACGATCTCTCGGCCGCAACTGATCGTCTCCCAATTACCTTACAGGCTTGCATTATTTCTTCCTTAATTGGAAGTCATGGTGCAAACATGTGGATAAGTCTCTTAGTGGCTCGATCGTATGTTCTCCCTTCAAGGATAACAGACGAGCTTAACTTGGACAAAGGGTCCAGTGTGATTTATGCAGTTGGGCAACCAATAGGGGCCAAGACTTCATGGGC